GTGGCCCGCTTCGAGGCCAGGGTCGACCGCTCCGGCGAGTGCCACGTCTGGACCGGCGGGAAGCAGACGCGCGGCTACGGCTGGCTCGGCGCCTACCGTGGCGGCAACTCGGGGCTCGCTCACCGCATGGCGTGGCAGCTCGAGCGCGGGCCCATCCCCGGCGATCTGACCGTCGATCACCTCTGCGGCAACAAGCTGTGCGTCCGCATCGAGCACCTCGAGCTGGTGACGCGCGAGGAGAACACCAGACGCAGGAACCCGCGTCGCGCGCTCACCGTCGCCACCCACGCCGAGGTGTCGCGATGAGGGCGCTCACGGTCGAGACCCTCGACGCGAAGCTGAGCCGCCTGCTGCCGGGCGCGGTGGTGCGCTACCGCATCGGCGTCCCCTCGGAGCACGCGTGGCTGGTGGAGCAGAAGAGGCTGCACCGCAGCGAAGACCGCTTCTTCACCCTCGCCACCGGCGCGAGCAAGCGCGAGGCGATCGAGCGAGCCATCTTCCTGTGGGGTGCGCGATGAGCGGCGTCGAGCTCTACCGCCCCGCCGACGGCTTCCCGCACGGGACCAGGGCCCGCTACGTGGGCGGGAAGTGTCGGTGCGCCTCGTGTCGTCGCGCGAACGCGGAGTACGCGAAGGCGCGCGCCCACAAGCCCTTCAACGGCCTTGTCGATGCGGCGCCCGCGCGTGCCCACCTCGAGATGCTCTCGGCCAAGGGCATCGGCAAGCGAGCCGTGCGCGACGCCTGCGACGTGGCGCTGACGGTGCTCGAGGACATCCGCAGCGGGTTGAAGACGCGCATTCGCGCGCAGACGGAGCGCCGCATCCTCGCCGTTGACGAGGGGGCGCGGGCGGATCACGGCCTCGTCAGCGCCAACGCCACGCGGACCGCCCTGCGCGAGCTGCAGCGCCACGGTCTCACCAAGGGGGAGATCGCCGCGCGGCTCGGCTCCGAGGCGACCACGCCGCAGCTTCATCTCACCCGCCGGAAGGTCACCGCCGTCAACGCGCTGAAGGTGCAGCGTCTGCTGGCGGAGGTGCGCGCCGAGGTGGAGGTCGAGCGGCGCATCGGCACCATCTGCACCGCCTGCGGTGACTCCCACGAGCAGAGCCGTCGTCTCGAGTGGCTCCGTGCCCAGAAGGAGATGGATCGGCAGATCCTCCGCGAGCTCCGCCCCTGCTGGTACGGCGGGCACGGCGTCACCCTCGCTCGCGATCTCGCGGTGCTTCGCAGAGGTGACGCATGAGCGCCCTCTTCGACGCCATCGACGCCAACGGCTGGCTCCTCGACGCCGCCTCCATCCTCGCGCTCGGGCTCGGCGTGCTGTGGCTGTGCGCGCTGGCGCTCCGCGACTTCGCTCGAGCGTGGCGTGACGGAGGTGACGTGTGAGGACCTCGGTGAAGTGGTTCCCCATCATGGGTGGGCGCGCGATTCCTTGGGCGCTGCTGCTGCCGCACGAGAAGCAGGCGCTGAAGAATCATGACGGCCAACACCTCGAACGTCTCGCCGCGCGCGGGGGTCTTGAGGCCTCAGAGGCCTGTGCTGTGCTTGAGGATCGCCCGTGGCGACCGATGACGCGCGAGGCTGCGGAGAACCAGCTTCGCGAGATCGTCTTCTCGGCGGCCCAGGAGGCCATCACGGAGCGCGAGGCGGCTGAGCGGGCTCTCGGAAAGGCGTGGCTTAAGGGCGCTACCTCGCTCGCCGACGCCATCGAACGAAAGACGCGCTCGCTCGAAGAGACGAACGCCGAGTTGCTGGCTGCTGCGCGGGACCTCGTTCGCTGGGACTGGACCAGCCTGCTCGTCGACGATCCGAACGCAGATGACGTCGTGCAGCAGATGAACCGCCTCGACGCCATCGTCGCGAAGTTCAGAGGTACGCCGTGAGCCGCCTCCCCATCGGCACCACCGTGGAAATCACCGGCTCGACGTGGCGCGGCCGCACCGGCACCGTCGTCGGGCTCGACAAGGCGTGGCCCGAGTACCGCCGCGTGGAGTTCGACGCGCCCCACACCAACCCGCCCCAACTCGTCGCCGTCGAGAACCTCCGCGCCGTGCAGCGCGCGGGGCAGATGGGCCTCTTCGGGGGTGCGGCATGATCACGCCCATCCACGGGAACGCGATGGATGAACTCGCATCGCACGCCCCCGAGAGCTTCGATGCCATCGTCACCGATCCGCCCTACGGCGAGACCTCGCTGAAGTGGGACCGCTGGCCTCGCGGATGGCTCAAGCTCTGCCTCCGGCTGCTGAAGCCTTCGGGCTCGCTCTGGTGCTTCGGCTCGATGCGCATGTTCCTCGCTGAGCGCGCCGAGTTCGATGGCTGGCGCTTCGTGCAGGACCTCGTGTGGGAGAAGCAGAACGGCACGAGCAGCGCGAACGATCGTTTCCGCCGCGTGCACGAGCTGGCCTGCCAGTTCATCCCCGAGGGTGCGAAGTGGGCCGACGTCTACAAGGCGCCGGTCACCACGCCCGACGCCGTGAAGCGGCAGGTTCGGCGCAAGAAGCGCCCGGCGCATTGGGGTGACATCGGCGAGCACAGTTTCAAGAGCGAGGACGGCGGGCCGCGCCTCATGCGCTCGGTCGTCTTCATGCGGAACATGCACGGGCGGGCGATCCACCCGACACAGAAGCCCGAGGGGATCATCGAGCCGCTGCTTCGCTACTCGGTGCCGCCGGGCGGGCTGGTGCTCGACCCCTTCATGGGCAGCGGCACGACCCTCGCTGTTGCCCGCGAGCTGGGCATGGGCGCCGTCGGCATCGAGGCGAACGAGACCTACTACCGCGCGGCGCGCGATCGCCTCGCCGGAACGTTGGCGCTTGGAGGTGCGGCATGAGCCCGACCGATCAGTCGCTGGTCGACGCCATCAAGGGGGTAGAGCGGTCGCTGGCTCGCGTCCGCGCCGCTGCCACCACCATCGAGGATCTCGGCGCTCTCGGCCTCGCCACGGACCGCCAGCGCGGCCTGCTGCAGTCGCTGCGCAAGGTCGAGGGCGAGCTCACCGACATGCTCAACAACTGCCGCTACCAGCTCCGTCACGGCCACGAGGTGCGCGCATGAGCCGGCAGAGCAGCAGCGACCCCTTGCCCTACGTGCAGGTCGATCGCGCCGTGAAGCCACGCGCCGCGATGCTGGCCGATGCCATCGGCGTGTCGCGCCAGCATGCCATGGGCAGCCTCATCGAGTGGTGGGACCTCTGTGGCGACCCGAGGGAGCTCGAGCGGATCGTCGAGCGCACCCCGGCCGGAGAGGAGCCCGAGGTGGTGCTGACGGCCGCCGACGCCGCCCTGCGCTTCCGCCTGGCCTCCACGCGGGAGGTCGAGCCGGTGACGCTGGCCCGCATCGGCTTGCTTGAGGAGCGCGCTGACGGGCGCTTCCGGGTCCGCGGCATGTCCCGCTACTTCGAGCCCGTGGTGAAGCGCCTGCGGGCTCGCGAGGTCGCCGCGGCGGGTGGCCGGGCAAGCGCGGAAGCCCGCCGCGCTGCCACTGGTTCTGCCCAGCCGGCCGGTGGGAGGGGGTTCGACGCCAGTTCGGTTCCCGCTCAACCGGAACCGAACCGACAACCGAACCAGAACCGAACCGACAACCGAACCGAAACCGAACCGACGACCGAAGCGGAACCGAAGCCTAGCGGTCAGCGGTCAGCGGTCAGCGGTCAGCGGTCACCTCAGGAGGAAGAAGCGCCGCCACCTCCAGAGCCGCCGATCGCCGCCTTCAGCATCGAGCCCCCCGACCTCGAGCGCATCGAGGCCTGGTCGAAAGAGGACTTCTGGAGGGCCGCAGAGGCCACCAGACGCGCGGCGGGCTTCCCGCCCGAGAGATGGCCCTCCCCGGTCGCGCTTTCTCGCTGGTGGGGCGAGGCGAGGCAGGTGGCTGACACCCGCGAGCTGGCCGAGGCCTTCGTGCGCTTCACCGCCGACAGACACTGGCGCGCGGCGTCCCCGCCCTGCCCGTGGAGTGCCTTCGCCAAGCAGTACCTGAACTTCCTTCCCTCACGAGGAGTCGCCTGATGCTGCACAACGTCAACAAGCCCGCCGCCATCACCTGCGCCGGATGCAAGTCCCCCAGCAACTGCACCATCTGGGAGCAGCCGGCGTGCTTCGAGTGCCACGCGCACTGGATTCGCGACGAGCGCTTCAGCGTCGGCGCCATCAACGACGCGCTGGGGCTCAGCAGCGACCCGGAGTCCTTCACCGAGGCCGGGCACAAGGCCTACGTCGCCGAGGCCACGAAGCGCACCAGGGCGTGGCTCGCCGAGCGCAAGACTGCGAGGGCGGCATGAGCAACGAAAAAATGGCCGCCCGCATCATCGAACTCGAGGCGCTGTTGGCCGTCGCCATCGACGAGCACCGAAGGACGCAACTCGACATCGCTCGCGCCTACGTGACGCTGGAGGAACTCGGCGCGTACCTGAAGCCCGACGAAGCTCGAGAGGCGATCCGTGGCGCGATGGCCTGCGAGGGAGGCGACAGCGCGCTCATCCACTGCGACGACGAGGACCCGGCGTGGAAGCACGTCGTCCCGACCTACAAGGTCTCCGAAGTCGTCGAGTACGCGAAGCGCTGCCTGCGGGGTGACTCATGAGCCCCCGCTGGCGCACCCTGAAGGACCTCCGCGCGCTGCTGGCGCAGTACCGCGAGTGGGAGGCGAAGCACGACGACGCGACGGTGACGGCGCTTATCCACGGGCGCACGGTGCCGGGCCCGTCGCTGGTGGAGCGCGTGCGCGCGCTGCGAGGTGGGCGATGAGGCGCACCCTTGAAGCCATCGAACTCGCCGCTCGCGAGGAGTGGATCGTCTCGACGCGCGGCGCCGACTTGCCGCGCTGTGAGCCGGTCTTCGTCGCCCACCACAAGCGGCGACGCAAGAGAAGCCCCGAGGAGCAGGCGCGCGAGCTCGAGGCACAACGCGAGCGCCGCGCGGCCCTGCGCGCGTCCACGACGGACGTGAAGGCGCTCCGTGCGTGGGAGATGCGCGCGGCTGGACACTTCATCAGCGCCATCGCAGCGGAACTCGGCACCTCCAACGCGCAGGCAGGGCGGTACGTCGCTCGCGGGGAGCGGCTGGCGAAGGGAGGTGCGCGATGAGCGACTTCCTCCAGCAGCGGTACGAAGCGATCGCCACGGTGCTCACCACGCAGCCACTCGCGCACTACGAGGTCCCGCTCAGGCTGATCAGCTTCTCTAACGGGCGCGGTGCCTCAAAGGGCGCTGCCTTCGCCAAGGCCGAGAAGGTCAAGACACAGCGCATGGCGGGCGAGCGCGCTGGGCGGCGCTTCTTCAGGCACCTCGCGCTCCCCGCTGCCTTCTTCGCAGTACGCGTCATCCGCATTGCGCCGCGCTCGCTCGACCCGCACGACAACATCGGCCACGCGTGCAAGGCGGTCATCGACGGCTGCGCTGAAGGTCTCGGCCTCGACGACCGCGACCCGCGCGTGCGCTACGTCGTCGATCAACGCAAGAGCGAGCTGGGCCAGCACCTCGTGCGCCTTGAGCTCTACGCCGCGCCCGCGAGCCGTCCGGAAATTCCGGAGAGTTCGCCCGCCGTCAACGCCGCCGAGGGACTGCACCAGCGCCACACCGACGAGTGCATCGAGCACCTCACCGACCCCGGCGCGACGTGCGTGTGCCGGCCGCCGGCGGTGGCGGAGCCGCTGGTGGGTCGGGTGACGCCCAACGTGAGGAAGCCCCGATGAGGCGCGACCGCCCGCTGTTCCTCGAAGAGCGCGTCGGCATCGCGCGCAAGATGATCAACGAAGACACGCTCCGCGTCTTCGGCAAGCTGACGGAGCGCCAGAGCGCATTCGTTTGGCGCCTCATCGGCGTGCTCGATGGCGACCGGCACGCGGTCCCGAGGAAGCACCGTCGCCTCGTGCGGAGGCCGCGATGAACGCCGACATGTTCCCCGAGGCGAAGGTCGACCCCACCCTCGACAACGACCGCCGCTACACCACGCGCGACACGATGGACCTGTGCAAGCGCCTCGCTGGCGTCGACGGCTGGGACCTCGACGTGGCGGCCGATGAGGAGAGCCATTGGGCGCCGCGGTTCTTCGACGTGAAGCGCGACGGGCTGGAGTGCTCATGGCTGCCCGACACGCCACCGCCGACCATGCGCGACGGCTCGCTGCCTCGCGGTGGCAATGGCAAGCGCTGGAACATCTGGTGCAACCCGCCCTACAGCGACATCGAGCCGTGGGTGGTGAAGGCGTGGGAGACCTCGACGCAGATCGACCCGCGCTTCGACTGGACGCTGGCGATGCTCCTCCCGTGCATCCGCACCGAGCAACCGTGGTGGCAAGAGCACGTCGAGATCCACCGCGACGGCCGCGACCTGCCCGGCATGCTCGACACCCACTTCCTCCCCGGCCGCGTGAAGTTCGGCCACCCCGGCAACCGTGACGCCGTGGGCGTGGGCTCGCCTCCGTTCGGGTGCGTGCTGCTGGTGTGGAGGCGCGCTTGAAGCGCTTCAAGTACGACGTCCGCGATCTCACCGACGAGACGCTGGCGAGCGCGAAGGCCGGCTCTCGCACAGCCATCGACGAGGTGTTCCGCGCCACCATGGGGCTGGTCCGTTGGCGCGCGAACACGTACCCGGTCGACAACGACACGCGAGACGACCTCATCGGCATCGGCCACCTCGCCGTCTTCGATGCGGTCCGCACCTTCAGGCCCGGCAAGGGGCCCTTCGCGCCGTGGGTGACGCAGTGGATTCACGCGCGCATGTACACGGCCGTCCGCTCGGAGAGTCGCCGCGACGGCTGCCTGCGCGAGTACGAGGAGCACCTGCGCGAGCCCGAGCACCCGCCGTTGGCCGACGAGATGCTCGAGACCGAAGACGAGTCGGTGCGCCTGCTCCGCGCAGTCTCCTCGCTCTCGCCAAAGCTGCGCGGGGTGCTGCAGGGCCGACTGCGCGGGGAGACGCTGGAGCATGTTGGAGCGCAGATGGGAGTCACGAAAGAGGCGACGCGCCTGCGCGAGATGAGAGCCATTGCCCTGCTGGGCCGACGACTGCGAGGTGCCGCGTGAGCTCTCGTCTTCTTCAACCCGGCCCGGAGTCGGCCCTTATCCTTGGAGCTCGCTCATGAAGAAGCGGTACTCCCCGCCGCAGGTCACGAGTCGCCCGCGCGAGTCCTGCCTTGTCGACGGGTGCCCCAACCTCGAGGAACTCGCCAACGGCCGGTCTGCGGGCGGGCTGTGTGCGGCCCACCGGAAGCGCAAGCAGCGCCGGCCGGATCGCCCCGACTTCACCACGCCCATCGACGCGAGCAAGTCACGGCGGTTGGGTCCGCGGGCGCTGCTGCTCGACGCCGTGCTGGCGTGGGCTGACGCGGAGCCGGAGCAGCTGCCGGCGAAGACCTACACGCTTTTCAAGCGCATCCGCATCTACTCGCGCGCGGTGAGGGGCGGTCGCGCCCGCTGAGGTCGGGCTGACGTCCCAGCATCTGGCGACTCTGTCCGGGTGTCACTGACGCCCAAACAGCAGGCCTTCGCCCGCGAGTACCTCGTCGATCTCAACGCGACGCAGGCCGCCATTCGCGCCGGCTACAGCCCGAAGACGGCGGGCTCTCAGGCTCATGACCTCCTGAAGAAACCTGAAATCCGTGCCCTCGTCGGCCTCTCGAATGCCGCCCGCATCGAGGCCGTCGAGCTCAAGGCGGAGACCGTCCTGCGGGAGATCGGCCACTTCGCCCACGCGGATCTCATCGAGGCCTTCAACGAAGACGGCACGCTGAAGTCGGTGCACGAGATGCCGGAGCACCTCCGCCGGGCGATCAAGAGCATCGAATTCGAGGAGCTCTTCGACGGCGCGGGCCAGGAGAAGCTCCGCATCGGCCGCACCGTGAAGATCGCCCTCTGGGACAAGCCCAAGGGGCTCGAGCTCGAAGGGCGGCACCTGAAGCTCTTCACCGACAAGGTGGAGGTCTCCGGCAAGCTGACGCTCGCGCAGCTCGTCGAGGCCGCCGTGAAGCCCGAGGGCGACTGACGTGTCCGCCCTCGGCTCAGCCGTGCAGCACCTGCGTCGGTGGCGGGGCGATCCCGTCGCCTTCGTGCGCGAGTGTCTGCGCGCGTCGCCCGATGCGTGGCAGGTCGAGGTGCTTCGCGCCGTCGGCGGGGGCGTGCCTCAGCAGCGGTACGCGTTGAAGGCTTCGAAGGGCCCCGGCAAGTCGACGGTGCTGGCGTGGGTCGTCTGGTGGTGGCTCGCCACGCGACTGCACCCGAAGGTGGTGTGCACCAGCATCACCGCCGACAACCTGCGCGACGGCCTGTGGACGGAGTTGGCGAAGTGGCAGCAGCAGAGCGACTTCCTCAAGGCCGCTTTCGAGTGGAAGAGCGAGCGCATCTCAGCGGTCGATCATCCCGAGACTTGGTGGGCCAGCGCGCGTCCGTGGGCGAAGGGCGCAGACGCGAGCCAGCAGGCCAACACGCTCGCCGGCATCCACGCCGACGCGGTGCTCTTCATCATCGACGAGGCCGGTGGTGTACCTGACGCCGTCGCTGCCGCAGCAGAAGGTGGCCTCGCCAATGCCGACGCCGCGGAGGGGCGCGAGGCGAAGCTGCTGATCGCCGGCAACCCGACACACCTCGAGGGGCCGCTCTACCGCGCGTGCACCAGCGAGCGCGCGCTGTGGTGGGTGAAGGAGATCAGCGGCGACCCGGACGATCCGGGGCGCGCACCCCGTGTCTCTGTCGACTGGGCGAGGGAGCAGATCGCCAAGTACGGCCGAGAGAACCCATACGTCTTGGTGAACGTCTTCGGCCGATTCCCGCCGGCGAGCGCGAGCTCGCTCTTCGGGCCTGACGACGTGTCGGCGGCCATGGCGCGCGTCATCGCGAAGGCTGAGTACGCGAGCGAGGTGAAGATCCTCGGCGTCGACGTCGCGCGCCAGGGGGACGATCGCACCGTCATCGCGCTCCGTCAGGGCCGCGTCGTCTTCGGGCCCCGCATCCTCCGCATCCCCGACACGATGGCCATCGCCGGCCAGGTGTCGATGGTGTTCGACAAGCACCGGCCCGATGCGTTGTTCATCGACCAGGCGACCTTCGGCTTCGGCGTGCTCGATCGCCTTGTGCAGCTCGGCTACCCGGCCATCGGCGTCGACTTCGGCGGGAAGCCCGTCACGCACGTGAAGTACGCCAACCGCCGCAGCGAGATGTGGTTCCTTATGGCCGAGTGGGTGAAGGCGGGCGGGGTGCTGCCGAAGGTGCCCGAGCTGACGGCCGAGCTGACGGCGCCGAAGTACTCCTTCGACGCGCACAACAAGCTGTTGTTGGAGAAGAAGAAGGACATCAAGGCGCGCACGGGCACGTCGCCCGACATCGCCGACGCCATCGCGCTCACCTTCGCCCAGCCCGTCCTGCCGCGAGACGCCCGCGAGCACCACCGCAACGCCGCCGGCGCCACCGCGGCCGCCGACTACGACCCACTCGAAGGAGCCTGATCATGGCCGTCACCCCCGTCACCCCGGAGCAGCAGGCGCAGTACGAGCTCGACAACGGGCAGATCGACCAGGCGGAGTACCAGCGACGCCTGGAGCTCGAGGTCGAACGCCGTCGGCGCCTCATCGCCGGCCCCGCCTCGGCCGACAACACCTACGGTGGTGGCTTCGCGGCGCTTCCGCCTGATCAGGCCGACATCGTGGTGCGCGACACCATGTCGGGCCGCGTCCGCCGCACGCGCGGCGGGAGCACACGCAGCGCCATCCTGGGCTCCTTCTCGCCGTCGGCGCCGATGGGCGCGTCGTCGATTCTCGGAGGTGCGTGATGGCGGCCCAGGTGAAAGCGGCCCCGGCGAAGGTGAAGAGCGCCGACGCCGAGCGCAAGGCGGAGCTTCGCCAGCGCTTCGAGGCCCTGAAGACGGAGCGCGCTTCGTGGCTGACGGAGTGGCGGGAGCTCGCCGAGCACATGCGGCCGCGGGCCTTCCGCGAGTTCCGCGCCGACGCCAACAAGGGCGACAAGAAGCACCAGCGCATCATCAACTTCACGCCGCTGAAGTCGGCGCGCACGCTGGCCAGCGGCATGATGGCGGGCATCACCTCGCCCTCGCGCCCGTGGTTCCGCCTCACGGTCGCCGGCGACGCGACGCTGACGGAAGCGCCCGGCGTGAAGGCGTGGCTCTCCGACAGCGAGCGGGTCATGAGGGAGGACCTGGCGAAGTCGAACATCTACAAGGCGCTGCACCTCGTCTACGCGGACCTCGGCCCCTTCTCGACGTCGGCCATGCTGGTCGACGAGGACGACGAAGACGGCGCCCGCGCCTACGTCTTCCCGCTGGGGAGCTACGCGCTGGCCTGCTCTGCGCGCGGCGACGTCGACACGCTCTTCCGTGAGGTGTCCCTGACGGTGCTGCAGCTGGTGAAGCTCTTCGGCGTCGAGGTCTGCAGCCAGACGGTGCAGCAGGCGTACAAGGACAAGAAGTACGACACGCGCGTCGACGTGGTGCACGCCATCATGCCGAACGACGCGCACGAGCCCGGCGCCCTGGGCCCCGCGGGCAAGGCGTGGCTCTCGTACTGGTGGGAGGCCAACGCCGGCGAGGAGGTCGGCTTCCTCCGCGTGGGCGGCTACGAGGAGCGGCCGCTGATGTGCCCGCGCTGGGAAGTCACCGGCGAAGACACCTACGGCCACGGCCCCGGCTTCGCTGCCCTCGGCGACTGCAAGGCGCTCCAGTTCCTCGAGCGGAGGAGCGCGCAGGCCACCGACAAGATCGTCAACCCGCCGATGGCCGCGCCCACCGCTGCCTCGACGGCCGTGCTCGACCTGCTTCCCGGCAAGGTGAGCTACGTCGACGGGCTGGGGACGGGGCAGGCACTGCGGCCGGCCATCGAGATCGACGCCAACGTCATCACCATCTTCGACAACAAGGTGCAGCGCCACGAGCTCCGCATCCGCGAGGCCTTCTTCGCGGACCTCTGGCTGATGCTCTCCGAGAGCACCGGCCAGATGACGGCGCGCGAGGTCCAGGAGCGGCGCGAAGAGAAGCTGCTGCAACTCGGCACCGTGCTCGAGGCGCTGCAGGACGAGCTGCTCGACCCCCTCATCGACCGCCTCTTCGGCATCGCCCTCAGGCGCGGCCGCATCCCTCCGCCGCCCGAGGAGCTGTCGGGCCGTCAGCTCAAGGTCGAGTACATCAGCATCATGGCGCAGGCGCAGAAGCTGCTCAGCGTCACGGGCATCGAGCGCATCGCCACCTTCGTCGGCAACCTCGCCGCGCTGAAGCCCGAGGTGCTCGACAAGCTCGATCTCGATCAGCTGGTCGACGAGCTCGCCGACAGCCTCGGCGTGCCGCCCGCCATCATCCGCACCGACGAGGCAGTCGAGGCCCTGCGTCAGGCGCGTGCTCAGGCCCAGCAGCAGCAGGCCGCCACGGAGCAGGCCGTGCAGGCGGCACAGGCAGCGAAGACGCTCTCTGAGACGGACACCGAGGGCACCAACGGGCTCACCGAGCTGCTGCGCGGGGCGGGCGTGCGATGACGCCGGGCGAGCGTCGTCAGCAGGACGAGGAGGATCTGCAGGCTGTCCTCGGCTCGCCGGCGGGCCGCCGCTTCGTGATGCGGCTCATCACACAGGCGGGTCTCTACGGCTCGAGCTACGCCGAGTCGCCCACGGCCACCGCCTTCAACGAGGGGCGGCGCTCCGTGGCCATCGCCATCGTCGGCGAGGCGCAGCGCGTGGCCCCGTCGCTCTACGCCCACGCGCTGCGTGAGGGGCTCGACGCGAGCGAGCTCGCGCAGCTCGAGGCCAAGAAGGACGCCGACACCGCCTAGTTGGTCCGTCGTCCCAGCGCGGCCTGAGCCTGCTGTGCATGACGACGCCCGCCGCGCCCACCGCCCCGACCGCCGCTGCCCCGGCCGCACCTGCCGCTCCCGCGGCGACGCCTGCCACGCCCCCCGCCACCACGCCCGCGCCGGCGACGACGCCCCCGGCTGTGCCGACGTCGGCACCCTCGGCGCTCGAGACGGCCGGTTCCACGGCGCCGACCGAGACGAAGCCGGCGGAACCGAAGGTCGTCGAGCTCAAGGCCCCGAAGGGCCTCGAGCCGCACTTCGAGGCACTGGCGAAGCAGGCCAAGGAGCTCGGCCTCGAGGGCGAGAAGGCGCAGAAGTTCCTCGACACCGTCGCCACCGTCGACGCCGCTCGGGCGAAGCAGCTCGACGAGGCGCTCACCGCGCAGGATGCGAAGTGGGCGGCCGAGCTGAAGGCGGACCCGGAGATCGGCGGCCCGAAGTTCGACGGCGCCATGAAGGACGCAGCCCGCGCGTTGGCCCGCTTCGGCGGCACGCCGGGCGAAGGACAGAAGGTCGCGCCGCTCGCCGTGCTGCTGCACCAGGCGGGGCTGGGCAACCACCCGTTGGTGCTGCGCGCCTTCGCCGCCATCGGTCGCTCCCTCAAGGAGGACTCGATCGCCGGCACCACGGCCGCGCCGCCGAAGGGCGATCGCCCCAGCGACGCCGCCGTCTTCTTCCCCACCGACCCCGCCTGACCACCCCTCTCACCTCTCGGAGTTAAACAATGTCCACTCTCGCTTCAGGCGTTGGCACGCTGCTCGACATCCAGAAGCAGCTCGACCCGAACGGTGCGCCGGCGCGCATCATCGAGTCGCTCACCCGCAACTCGCCGATCCTCAACGACATCCCCTGGATGCCGACGAACGGCGCCGACTCGCACCTCGTGACGACGCGGACCGGCCTGCCGAAGCCCACCTGGGTGAAGTACAACCAGGGCGTCACCCCGGTGAAGGGCACCACGGATCAGTTCACCGAGACGTGCGGCCGCGCTGAGGCGCGCATCTCCATCGACAAGGCGCTGGCGAAGCGGAAGGGCGCCGAGGCCTACAAGACGCAGCAGGTCTCCGCGGTCATCGAGGGCATGCGCCAGGAGGTCGCGACGGGCCTCTTCTACCACTCGACCAAGACGGCCCCGGAGAAGTTCATGGGCCTCTCGCCGCGCCTCGATGCGCTGAGCGGCATCCCGTACAGCGGGCAGATCATCCCGCACACCGGCTCGCCGTCGGGCAATGACCAGATGAGCATCTGGCTCATCGGCTGGGGCCTCAACACCGTGCACGGCATCTACCCGCAGGGCACCACCGCGGGCATCACGCACACGCCGCTGAAGGAGGACTACGAGGACGACGGCGCGGGCGGGAAGTACCTCGCCGAGCGCGCGCACCTCTCGTGGCAGTGCGGCCTCGCCGTCGAAGACGCGCGCTACGTCGTGCGCATCGCGAACATCGACTACTCGGCGCTCACCGGCACGGGGTCGACCATCATCAACGCGATGATCGACGCGGTCGAGCGCATCCACTCGCTCGATGGCTGCACGCCGGTCTTCTACATGAACCGCACGCTGCGCTCGTTCCTGCGCAAGCAGATCAACGACACCGCGAAGACCATCACCATGCAGGAGGTCGGCGGTCGCCAGGTGATGCACTTCAGCGAGGTGCCCATCCACCGCGAAGACGCGCTGCTCACCACCGAGGCGCCGCTCACCTGATTCCACCTCTCGCGTAGCGCGGCGACGGAGCTCGTTCTCGTCGTCGTGCTCGCGAAGGCCTCTCTCTCGAAAAGGAAACCCAGATGCTCCTCGACAAGCAGAACATGTTCAGCGACGCGCAGGCCGTCACCACCGGCACGCAGGTGTCCACCGACAAGGTCGACCTGCAGGGCGGCAGTTTCATCACCGTCACCACCGACAACCTGGGCAACACCCCGGTGAAGGACGCCGGCCGCTCGCCGGAGGTCGACGTCGACGTGATGGTGGTGGAGGCCTTCACCGGCGGCACCAGCCTCCGCGTGGACCTCGTGGCCGACGACGATCCGGCCCTCGGCAGCCCCACGGTGCTCCAGTCGTCGGCCGTCATCGCCGAGGCGACGCTCAAGGCGGGCTACCGCTTCCGCCTCTCGCTGCCCCCCGGCATCGCGGTGGCGGATCGCTACCTCGGCCTGCAGTTCGTTTCCGTCGGCACCCACAGCACCGGGAAGATCACCGCCGGCATCGTGCCCCCGGGCTCGAAGCAGACCAGCCCCAACAGCTTCACCTGAGCCGTCGCTGCTCGCGCGGGCTCTGTACTGGTGGAGCGAGCAGCACCCGGCGGGGATTGTCCCCGCCGGTGCAGTTTAGCGGAGCAGAGCAGTTGGCAGCTCGTCGGGCCTACAGCCCGAAGGTCGCAGGTTCGATTCCTGCCTCCGCTACTCACGCAGCAAACGAAGGAGCGACACCATGGCACCGCAGCCCCAGAAGCAGAACGAAGCGCCCAAGACGGAGATCCTCGCGCCGAAGGTCGAGGCGAAGGCGACCGAGAAGGCGGCCGAGCCCGTCAACCCGGAGCTCGAGCAACTCCGTGAGGAGAACGCGCGCCTCAAGCTGGAGCGCCGCCAGTTCGAAGCGGCCATGAAGGCGGCCGAGAAGGCCGTGTCCGAGGACGCGCAGATCGAGAAGATGGAGAAGCCCTTCCGCAACGCGGCCGGGCAGCTCGTCGACGAGAAGTACCGCGGCGTGAAGCAGTACCGCGTCGGCGCGGCCGGCGCGTACCGCGAGGGTCGCCACTACACCGAGGGGGAGATCATCACCCTCGTCGACGCGGTGCCCTCGCGCACCTGGACCCCGTACGAGAAGAAGGCGGCCACCGCGGCCGTCGAGGCGCCGCCGGCTGACACCGCGCGCGACGCCGACGCCGCCATCTGAGGTGAGCCATGGCCGCTGTCACGACGGAAGCCCAGGTCTGCAACATCGCCCTCGGCCTCGTCGGGCAGCGGCAGCTCATCGACCGACTCGACGAAGCCACCACCGAGGCGCAGCTCTGCGCGGCGTACTTCGCGACGGTGCGCAACGACCTGCTCGAGGCCTGGCACTGGCGCTTCGCCACGAAGCGCGCGGTGCTGGCCCTCACCAACGAGTCGCGCCTGGGCTGGGCCTTCTGCTACCGCTCGCCGGCCGACTGCCTCAAGGCGCGCCGCATCTGGGACGGTGACACGCAGCCCGGAGAGAAGCGCATCCCCTTCACGCGCGAGCTCAACGACGCCGGCGACGGCCACCTCATCCTCACCAACCACCCCGAGGCCGAGCTCGTCTACACGGTCGAGCTGAAGACGGTCGCCCTCTGGCCCACGGCCTTCGTCAACGCGGTGGCCGCGGCGCTCGCCGTCGCCCTCGCGCCCGCGCTGGCCGCGAAGCCACAGCTGATTCCCACCTTCGAGCGACGTGCCCTGCTGGCCTTCCAGCGCGCGGCCGCGCTCGACGCCAACGAGACCGAGCCCGACGAGCAGGCTGAGTCGGAGATGATCAGCGAGAGGTACTGATGGCCACCCTGCGCCAGACCTCCTTCGCAGCCGGTGAGTTGTCGCCGCTTCTTCACGGCCGGACGGACCTCGAGCTCTTCGCGCACGGGGCGCGTCGGCTCTTCAACTTCGTCATCAACCAGCAGGGCAACGCGGTGTCGCGGCCCGGCATGGCGCGCGCCTGGGACGCGAAGCTGGCGAACGTGGTGCTCCTGCCCTTCTTCCACGGCTCGGGCGAGTCGTACGTGCTCGAGTTCGGCCACCTGTACGTGCGCATCTACGACGCGCGCACGTTGGCCCTCGCCTCCGAGCTCGTCACGCCATTTCAGACACAGGACCTCGCCGAGCTGCAGTGGGCGCAGGTCGGCAGCGTGCTGGTGGTGACGCACTACCGTCGCCCGGCCCAGGAGATCCGCATCGAGGCCGTCGCCTCCATCACCCCGGTCCGCTACGCACCGCCCGGCGACATCGCAGGCGGGGCCCCGCTCGAGGCGGCTTTCCCGTCCATCGGCGGCAACGCCCCCTCGATGCCCGTGTTGGTGGCGTGGCAGCCCACCTCGCTCTTCGTCGTCGACGCCGCCCACCCGCCGAGGGAGTGGCGCTACAAGGTGTCGACGCTCCTGCGCCACAACGTCACGGGCGAGGTGATCGAGTCGCTGCCCCGCGACATCACGCAGTACGTCCTGGGCAACGTCTCGACGGGCACCGTCCCGGGTGCGCCGGGCTCGGCCGTCAACCTGCCGGCCGACAACCAGCTCGTGCTCTTCGCCGACGCGCCCATCTACATCGAGCCGGGGCTGGGGGCGGGCGTGGCGTTGCCGAGCAACTGGACGCCGATCGAGAACCTCTACTACCGCGGGCGCGGCACGCTCTTCGGTCTCGTCGGCCGCTGCGCGACGAATGCCCGCTTCGCCGACTTCGGCGCCGAGCCCGACTACCTCACGCCCCCGCTGCGCGGGGAGTCGCCCTTCAAGGCGGGGGAGTACCCCGCGGCGGTGGCCTTCTTCCAGCAACGCCGGGCCTTCGGCGGTCCGACGCAGCGCTTCTGGGCCAGCGCCGTCGATGAATGGGCCAACCACGACGAGCCGATCCTCAACTGGCCCGGCCAACCGCTGGCTGCCACCCTCGTCAACCGCAAGCGCGAGCGTCTCGTGGCGATGGCGGCGCTCGAGCACCTCTTCGCCCTCACCGACACCTCGGTGTGGTGCATCGGGCGGCCCGACGTGCCGCTCGACTACGACACCTTCCCGTCGGTGACGCGCGTCGTCGACGAGGTCGGGGCGGCGCCGCTTCAACCGCTCCTCGTCGAGGGGACGGTCCTCTACGCTCGCGCACAGGGACGGGGCGTCCGTGGGCTGTCGCTCGGCCAGCAGGGCATCGTCGGCGGTGACATCTCCTGGCACGCCGAGCACCTCTTCCGGGGCGGGAGCCAGACGCCGACGGCGTCGTGGGTGTCGGCGCGCATCGTAAGCTGGTGCTTCCAGCGCGAGCCGTGGGGCGTCGCCTGGGCGGTGCGGAGTGATGGGGCGCTCCTCTCCGTCACGCGCACCGGCTCGGGCACCTGGGCGTGGGCGCGCCACGACACGGGTGGGGATCGAGTCCTCAGCGTCACCAGCGTCCCGCGCAACGAGGCGGCCGGTGGGCTCGGCGGGTGGGACGACGTCTTCGTGGCCGTGGTGCGCGGCGGCGCGACGCGCATCGAGCGCATGACGCCGGGCGACATTCGCGGGCAGCCCAAGTACGTCAGCGATCCGACGTACATCGGCAACCCCATCGGCGCCGAGCAGCTCAGCTACCCGCTCGACAGCTACATCGTGGCCACGTGCAACAAGGCCGTCGGCGTCGAGGTGTCGGGGCTGGGGCACCTCGAGGGACGCGACGTGTGGGCCTCCTGTCCTGGTATCGACCCCATCGGTCCACTGCGCGTTGCCGGCGGCAAGGTGGTGACGCCTCCGGGGTGGGGGCCGACCGGCGCTACCTCCTTCAAGGCGGCCATCGGCCTGCCCTACGTATGCGAGCTTGAGCTGCTCGACGCCGCGCCCGGCAGCACCAACCAGAGGACGGTGGTGAGCGTGGGCTTTGAGGTCGACACCACCGCGGGACTCGAGGCGGGCGAAGACTTCGCGCACCTCGTGCCGTGGCAGCAGCGGCGGGTGGCGGACTCGTACGAATACCCGTCGGCCGCGTCCGCCCTCGTCGTCGTACAGGTGAGGGGCTCGTGGCGTCGCACCGGGCGTGCCGTCCTTCGGCAGGCGAAGCCGCTGCCCGTCACCGTGCTGGGCATCACTCGAGAGCTCGACGTCGGAGGGAAGTGACATGAATCCACTCGGAGGACTCAGCGCCATCATCGGCGCTTTCGCGGAGGTCGACGCCTTCACGAAGCGGCGCGACGCCGAGCTGCAGAACATGGCCGAGCTCGAGCGCAGCGCCGCCATGGAGGAGCAGAACGCCACCGCGGTGCTGCAGCGCGGGGCGATGTCGGTTGGCGCTCAGCGACAGGCGGGGACGGCTCTCGCCGGCCAGCAGCGCCTGGCCTACGCGATGGGTAGCGTCGACTCGACCTCCGGCACGGCCGCGCAGACGCAGCGATCGAGCGCCATCTTCAACGAGCTCGACGCACAGACGCTGCAGAACAACGCGGTGCGCGAGGCCTTCGGGCACAAAGAGAGCGCCCGTCGCTACGCGGCCGCCTCGAAGAAGATCCGCGACTACTACCTCGCCCCGGGAAGCGCCTTCGGCTCTCCGGCTGACACCGAGTTCGGCCTGAAGCTGGCCTCGAGCGCGCTGATGTCGGCGGCCAGCTTCGGAATGGGGGGGTGATGCGAGTCCCGGTGCTGAAGCAACAGAGCGTCGCCGCGCGGAACCCCTTCGGCGACACGTCGCCCAACCTCCAGCAGGCCAACCTCGGTACCGCCCAGGCTCTCGGCGCCGTCGCGCAGGACGTCGGCCAGCTCGGCCAGTCCATCGGCAACGTCATGGAGCAGCAGGCGCGCGAGGAGCGGCAGGCCAGCGCGAAGGCGCTGCACGACGCCGAGGTCGCGAAGAGGCGCGCCGAGGAGCTGCAGGTCGCTGATGGACTGGTCGACCTCCAGCGGCGCGTCGGCGACGACGAGTCGAAGTTCCTCGGACGCAAGGGGCTCGATGCGGTGCGCGCCTCGGGCGGCACGCTCGACGCCTTCGACAAGTACGTCGAGGAGGGCGCGAAGCGGTACACGGACCCGACGCAGAAGCTTGAGTTCCAGGTGCGAGCGAAGCAGGCGCTCCTCGCTGCGCGTCGCTCGGTCGAGAGCCACACGACTCGCGAGTACGCTGCCGGCACCGCCACCACCTTCGCGAACCTCCGCGACGCCGCGGTGCGGAATGCGGGCAGCGTCGACCTCTCGCCGGCTGAGATGGCCAGCGCGCTGGCGCCGGTGGATCAAGCCGCCGACGAGTTCTTCCCGGCCGAGCTGGCCAAGACCGCGAAGACGGAGCTGCGCGCCGACATGGCCGAGGCCGTCATCCAGCGGCATCTCGAGGCGGGCAACATCGAGAAGGCCAAGGCCCAGCTCGAGGCGGATCGCAGCCTCTTCGCCCCCAAGCGCGCCACGCAGCTCGGCGCCGCCATCGACCGCGCCAACGCCGGCGCCGAGAAGGACCGCGTCGCCGGCGAGGTGGCCAAGCTGGTCGACACCTCGGCCGAGGCGGTGCGCACGCCCGACGGCTACGTCACCGAGGAGGCCCTGCGGAAGGCGGTGCCCGTCGAGGGCTACGAGGGCCAGCAGCGCGACCAGGTGGAGGCGGAGATTCGTCAGCGGCTGCAGCTCGAGCGCGCGAAGCTGAAGGCCGACGGTGACAAGCACCGCGACAACGTCAACCGCGCCGACCTGCAGGGCGTGCGGGCCGGCGAGAGCGAGGTGTGGCTGGAGAAGTACGACCCCGACTTCCTGCTGGCGCGGCAGGCGCGGAAGCGCGCTGAGTTCCGCGCGTGGAAGGCCTCGCAGGGCGATGCGAAGGGCAAGGCGGCAGAGGCGCGGCTGCAGAAGGCCGTCGATCAGGAGTTCCTCAACCGGCTCAACGCTGAGCTCATCAATGATCCGTCGACGAAACCCGACGACTTCCTCACCACCTTCATCGCCGAGAAGGCGAAGCAAGGCGACGACGTCATGGTGTCCGACGTCGCGCGTGCGCGCGCCGGCCTCGACGCCGCGAAGGCGGGGAAGCGCGCGGATAGCACCGAGGGGGCCACCGAGCGCGCCGTGGCGAACCGCTTTGAGCGCACCCTCGGTGCGGCCTTCAAGCAGAAGGGCAAGCCCCTCGATCAGAAGCTGCTCAACGAGCGCGTCGGCCGTGCCCTCGGCCTGTATCGCGAGCGCCTCGATGCGAAGGGCAAGCCCCTCGATGAGGCCGAGCTCGCAGGTCTCGAGGCCGAGATGCTGCGCGAGGTCACCGTGTCGGAGCCCGGTCGCTTCTTGGGGACCAACGACGTGAAGAAGAAGGCGATCGACGCGCTCGTGACGGGGACCGAGCCCTCCAGGCCAATGCCCGCTGGGGGTGTCCGCCTCGATGCGCGGCCCACGGCCAGCGGCAAGAACGGCGAGCGGTACCGCCTCAGCGATGACGGAAAGTCGTGGGAGATCATCAAGTGAGCCTGCCTCCTCTGCCTGACGGTGCGACCCTCGACGCGCTGCCGCCTCTTCCCGAAGGCGCCACGTTGGATGCGCCGGAGAACACCGATCCCGCCTCCCGCGACGTGGCTCCATCGGTCACCGGTTTCACCGCCGAGGACGTGTCGGCCGATGTGCAGGCTGCCGATCGCACCGCGCGCCATACCCGCCTGCGCCTGGCCTTCGATGAGTCGCGGCGTACGAGCGAGGACGACGCCGCGACGACGCTGGCCGTGGCGAAGCAACTGGGCGTCCCTTTCGACAACGTGCGGAAGAACCTGCCCGCGTTCAAAGAGACGGCGGCCGCTGCCCAGTTCGATCCCGCGAGGTGGGAGCAGGAGAACCCCGAGCTCTCGAAGCTGGTGCTCTCGACCCCCGAGCTCGGCCCGCTGGTACTCCGATCGAAGGAGATCGGCCCCATTGTGCGCGCCTTCCGCGCCGCTGGCGACTGGACGAAGGACGCACTGCGAGCGGTCAACGAAGCGCTGACCGTTCCGGCCGACACGCTCGCTGAGCAGCAGGCGCAGATGCAGAGCTCAGACTTCGCGGCCGTCGATCCCTCGAAGCTCGAGCAGGCCAACACCCCCCTCACTCCGGAGCAGGTGGCCGACGTCGAGCGGCAGCGCGCTCAGCGTGACGCTCCCAAGCTGGCCCAGGAGCGAGAGGACCCGAAGGCGCGCCTCGTGCGCGAGGACACCAGCTTCTCCGGCCGCCTTCTGCTCCTCGGGCTGCGAGCCGCCGAGACGAAGCAGTCGCTCGACCTCGCGCGCAAGCAGGTGCGGTTGATGTTGGCGGAGAACGGCATCGCCGGCGATCCCGCCGAACTCGCCGCCGAGCTCCATGACGCGAAGCTCGCCTCGACGCCTCGCTCGTACGGCGACGACACCGGGTTGCTGCGCGATCTCACCGAAGGTCTGCAGGGCGCAGTTTCCACGGTCGACGTCGGCGCCGACGCCCTCAAGGGTGCTGGTGTCGCAGGCGCGGTTGGTTTCGTCGCGACTGCGGTACCGACCGCGGTGGTGACGAAGAACCCCGGAGCGGCCGTCAGGGCCGGCGTCGCTGGTGCTCGCGCCCTCGCAGGCAAGGGCGCACAGACCGCTGCTTTCCTTTCGGCGATGGAGCTCGAGACGGGGACCTCCTACGAGGCGCTGCGCGAGCTCACCACCGATGCGGGGCAGAAGCTCACCCCGGGTGAGGCGATGGGCGGAGCGGTCGTGCAGGGGCTCATCAAGGGCGGCCTCGAGTTCGTCAGCTTCGGCCAGCAGACGAAGGTGCTGAAGCAGGCGCTGCCGTCACAGATCACCGGTCTCATCACGAAGGACCCGACCTTCCGCGCGCTGCTGCGTCGCGTGGCGACCGAGTACGGGAAGAGCGTCGCGACCGAGGGCATCACCGAGGGGCTGCAGGACGCGGTCGAGCAGATCGGTGACTTCGTCCAGGCGAGCATGAAGGACGAGGCCTTGCAGAAGCAGGCCTACGACCCGACGCGCGGCCTCGAGGCCACACAGGGCGGCGTGCTGGGTGCGCTGCTCTCCGGCGGCGTCACCTCCGGTTTGGCCCTGGCCACGACGCGCACGACGGACGCGCGCACCGAGGTGGCTGATCAGCAGGTGGCGCCGCTGCTCGAGCTCGCGCAGCAGCCGACGGTGAAGGCGGCGCCGGAGGCCTTCGCGCAGCTCATCGCCGAGACCTCGGCCGAGGGAGGCCACGCACCGCTCACGGCGCTGCACGTCGACGCGCACGCCGTCGTGAAGTACTTCCAGGAGCAGGGCTTCGACGGGCAGGCAACCAACGCCGCTGTCGCCGAGCTGCTCGGCCCCGACGCACCGGCGAAGCTCCTCGATGCGGCGGCCACCGGCGGCAAGCTCGAGGTGCCCGTCGAGGCCGTGCTGTCGAAGTGGGGCACCAGCGAGGCAGGGAAGGCCCTCGTCGACGACACCACCACCGATCCGTCGGCCCTCACTCCGCGCCAGCGTGCCGAGCAGAAGGCGGAGATCGAGGCGCGCGCCGAGGCCATCGCGAAGGAGGAGGAAGCGAAGGCGTCCGAGGCCGAACTGCTCGCCAACCGCACGCGTGAGCTCGAGCAGCAGCTGATCGATGCAGGGCAGTCGAAACAGGCGGCCAAGGCCAGCGCCGCCCTGGTGCGCGCGTTCTCGGCGACGATGGCGGCCGACTTCAACCAGGCGCTCTCCGCCGTCTTCCCCGAGGCCCCTCTCGCTGTCGCCAAGGGCGACGAGCAGGCCGTCGGTGATGCGGCTCTCGCTCAGCTTCCGACCGACGCGCTGCAGGCTCGCGCAGAGACGATCGATGTTCCGACGCGTGCGGCCGAGCTCTTCACGGACACCGTCTCAGGGCTGCGCACCCGCCGCGCCTGGGACGAGTCTCCACGGCGGCCGGGCACGCAGGTCGCCGTCATCACGTCGCCCGACATCAAGGCGCTCAACGATCATCCAACCGGCGGCCACGACACCGCGAACGAGCTCCTGCGCCTCATCGGCGGCGTGCTGGGCGGCGTCGACGCCGAGGCCGCTCGCTCGGGCACGAACTTCCTGCTGCACGCGAAGAATCGCGAGGAACTGCGCGCGGCCGTCAACGCGGTGCGCGCGGCACTCCCCGCGGGACTGACCGTCGAGGGTGCGGTCGCGCCCGACATCGATGCCGCGTTCGCGAAGCTCGACAGCACCACCGCCGAGAAGCGGGCGGCTGGGAAGCTGCCGGGCCGCGGGGCAACGGCCTTCGACCTCTCGCAGCTCGGGCCCGAGACCTTCTCCGCGGGGAAGCCGGCGACGCCGAACGTGAGCCAAGCGCTGCTCGAGCGCGCGGCGCGCACGCAGGGGAAGGACTTCGCGCGCGAGGCCTACTTCGACAAGGACGTGCCGGGGGTGCTGTCGAAGACGGGCTTCGACGCCCTCGGCGAGCGCGCGTGGGTGTCCGCCTTCGACCTCAAGGGTCTGAAGCGGATCAACGACGTCTTCGGCAAGCTCGCGGGCAATGCCATCCTCAAGGCCTTCGGCGAGGCGGCGGCGCGCGCAGGCGGCGGCGACATCGCATTTGCCCACCTGAGCGGAGACGAGTACGCCGCGAAGCACGACGACCGCGCGAAGCTCGCGGAATTCGAGACCCGCCTCCGGGCTGAGTTGCAGAAGGTCGGCGTCTCGGTGATGTTCGGGGGGGCGCAGTTCGAGCTCACCCCGGACTTCCGCTCGGGGATCGGAGAGAAGACCTATGGCCGAGCCGACCAAGACCTCAACGCCCGCAAGCGAGCAGAAGCCGCCGCGCCGAATGACGTTCAGCGAGTTCGCGGACCTGATGGAGCAGCACCCGGAGACCAAGGCGGAGCCGCTCGCGGTGACGGTGGACGGCAAGCCGGCTTGGACGGCGCCCAAGAAGTAGCCCGCCTCAAGCAGGACACCGGCGCCACCCCGAAGGGCTACACCGAGCTGCCCGCCGGCCGCGCCCTGCAGTCAACCATCAAGGTCTTCCTCAACAAGAGTGCCGACGTCAGCACGGTGGTGCACGAGGCTGGGCACGCCTTCCTCGAGCAGCTCTTCGACCTCGCCGAGCGCCCCGACGCTCCCCAACGCACGAAGGACACCGCGGCCGCGGCGCTCAAAGCGCTCGGTGTCGAGACCCGCGCCGAGGTGAAGCGCGAGCACCACGAAAAGTTCGCTCGCTCCTTCGAGAAGTACGTCTTCACCGGCGAGGCCCCCAGCTCTGGCCTGAAGCAGGTCTTCGCGCGCTTCACCCGCTGGCTCAGCGCCATCTACCGCACGCTGACCGGCATCCCCGGCGCCGAGCTCAGCGCCGAGCTGAAGCCCGTCTTCGACGCGATGCTGGCGACCGAAGATCAGATCGCCGCCCTGCGCCGCAAGCAAGGGCCCCAGCTCACCGCCGAGCAGCTGCAGGTGAAGGCCGAGGAGCGCCAGGCGCAGCTCGAGCAGGAGGCCGACGAGTACCGCGAGGGCAGCCACGCCGCGCAGCTCGCCGCCGTGAAGGACGCCCTGCGCGCCCGCGAGGCATGGTGGAAGAAGGGGCTGCAGCAGCTCGAGGCGAACTTCGCCGACGAGTACGAGCAGCTGCCCGCTCGACGTGCGCAGCGGCTGATCAGCGGCGAGGAGACGGGCGAGGCGATGGTGCTCGACCGAAAGCTGGTGCAGGAGGTGATCGGCGAGCTGAAGGTGCCGGGCCTGAAGACGGCAGAGACCGGCGGGGTCCGCCCGTCGCTGGTGGCGGAGATGGCCGGCTACGCCTCGCCTCGCGCCATGCTGGCCGAGCTCGCGGGCCTCCGGTCCAAGGAGACGTGGGTGCGCGCCCAGGCCGAGGCGACGATGCGGCAGCTCCACCCGGGCATCCTCGACGACCTCACGAAGTTCCGGGCTCTCCTCTCCGACGGGCTGCGCAGCGCCACCGAGAAACGCCTCATGCGCGAAGTGCAGGGGCTCGACAGGGAGGCGCTCAAGCGTGCGGCCGAGAAGCTGGTCGAGCGACGCGTCGTGGGCAAGCTGCAGCCGGGCAGGGCGCTGGCGCAGCAGCGCGCGGCGGCCGCGGCGAAGGCCCGCGCCATGGCGAAGGGCGACATCAACGCCACCCGCGAAGCGGCGCAGGCTGAGCTGCTCAACCACTACCTGCACCACGAGCTCACCGCGGCCGCGGCGGAAGTGGGCAAGGTCGAGGATCTGGCGAAGCGGCTCGGCAAGACCTCCGCGCGCGAGCGCCTGGGCAAGGCTTCACCGGCGTACCGCGATGCGGTCGACTTCCTGCGCGGCGCCCTCGGGTTCAGCGACCCGATCGACCTCGACGCAGGCACCCTCGAAGCGGCCGTCGCGCAGCTCGAGGGAGACGCCGTCACCATCGGCGATCCCGACTGGCTGGCCCCGCTGCGCGCCGCGCTCAGCAAGACGCAGGACTACCGGCAGCTCACCGTGGCCGAACTCGGCGCCGTGCGCGACGCGCTGAAGATGATCGAGACCGGCGCGCGGAACCGCACCGAGATGTTGGTCGACGGAAGGAGGGCTGACTTCGAGGATGTGAAGGCGAAGGCGCTCAAGGAGATCGCCTCGACGCTCCCCGACAAGGGGCGGATCGTCGCGAAGAACCAGCGGACCGCCACCGAGAAGGTAAAGGCGAAGCTCTCGGCACTCGACGGCTTCTTGCTCACGCCGATCGACTTGGTGCGCGACCTCACCGGAGACGACCAGCAGTCGACGCTCTTCAAGGTGGTGGTGAACACCATGCGGCGCAGCGCGGCGCTCGAGGCCGACTTGCTCGAGCAGCGCATCAAGCCCGTCCTCGACGTCTTCGAGAAGATGAGCCCGGAAGCCCGGAAGAGCCTCGGCGATCTCGTCGATGGGCGCGCGCTCTTTCCAACGTGGAACAGCGATCTCGAGGCGCCTCGGCACGTCGACGAACTGCTCTCGCTCGCGCTGAACTTCGGCAGCGAGTCGAGCCGGAAGGTGGTGCTCGAGGGGTTCGGCATCACCGAAGACCAGGTGAAGGCAGCTCTCGATGCCCATCTGAAGCCCGAGCACATCGAGCTCATCAACGCGGTGTGGAAGACGCTCGATGCCTTGCGCGAGCCGGCCTTCGACCTCGAGGAGCGCGAGACCGGGCTACGCCCGAAGGCGGTCGAAGCTGTGCCCCTGCAGCTGAAGGCGGGCATGCTCGAAGGCGGGTACTTCCCGCTCAAGGCCAACCCTGAGGCGTCCACCGTCGGAGCGCGGCAGTTCGGCGAGGAGCAGCTCGCGTCGCTCTTCGACCCGACCTTCACCCGCCCGGGCACCGCACACGGCCACCTCAAGAGCCGCAAGGACGGCGCGCGCTACGCTGTGTCCCTTGATCTTGACGTCTTCCGAAAGCACCTGCTGCAGGTCGGCCACGATCTCGCATACCGCGAGGGAGTGAAGTCGGTCGCGCGCCTCGTGATGGACGGCGACATACAGCGCGAGCTCACGCGCAAGCTGGGCGCGGAGAAGACGAAGGAGTTCCTGTTCTGGCTGAAGGACATCGGCGGCGCGTCAGGGCTGCAGTCGACCCCCGCCGACTCGCTGCTGTCCTTCTTCAAGAAGAACCTCTCGACCTCGGCGCTGAGCGGCCTGAGCACCGCGGTCGGCAACTTCGCCAACCTCCCGGCCGCCGTCGCCTCAACACCCCTCAAGGCGAAGCACCTCGCCGCCGGCATCGCCCAGGTGATGGCCGCGCCGTGGGACATGGTGCATGGCACCTCGACCGCTCGGCAGGCGATGCTTGAGAAGAGCGGGGTGATGCGCTCCGAGAACAGCGAACTGGTGCAGCAACTCCAGCGCGACATCGTGGGGCTGCGCGCCGGCGCCGTGCGCCGAGGCCTCGAGAAGATGCGCGAGGTCGGGATGATCGCCATGCGCGGAGTCGACGCCATCGTGTCGACCGCGGTGTGGACCGGCGCGTACCGCCAGGCGCTCGCCGAGGGACGTTCCGAGGCTGAGGCGGTGCGCTGGGCCGACGACATCCACTCGAAGGTTCAGCCGTCGAAGAACGTCGCTGAGAAGAGCCGCATCCTCCGAGACAAGGGAACGTGGGTGGGCGCCGCGACCATCTTCTACAGCTACCTGAACGTCGCCTACCGAGCGCAGCACCGGCTCGCAGCGCCGCTCTTCACGCAGGCGTTCCGCGGCGCGTCGGTGACGAAGAAGGCCACCGTCGCCGCGGCTGTCGCCGGCAACCTGCTCGCGTTCTACGTCGCGGTGCAGGTGCTCGGTGACCTTGGCATGGGGCGCGGGCCCGAGGACGGGGACCGCGACGAAGAGGACCCGGAGAACAAGCTCCTGAAGTGGCGGAACTGGCTTGTGCGGAAGGTAGCGGTTGCTCCGCTCAGCACCATCCCCGTTCTGCCGCTCACGTCGATCGTCGAAGGGGGCGTCCTCGGCAAGAAGGTGTCGCCGCGCGCCGAGCCCGTTACCGCCACGCTCTACCAGTTCTCGAAGTTGGTCGAACAACTGCGCCGCGACGAGGCAACGGAAGAGGACATCGCCAAGGCGGCGTGGCCGCTCGTCGGCGCCTTCACCGGTCTTCCAACGCGCCTGGTAGGCACAACGGGCAAGTACATCTGGGAAACGACTGCAGGCGACCGCGAGGTACCCAACGCCGGACGCTTCGTAGGCGGCGTGATCTACGGCGAGAAGGACGGCCAGCCCGACAACCTACCGGCCGTTCTGGGCGACGGCCTCGACCCGCTCAAGGTCGAGTAGGAGCTCCGAAGAAGCCCAACTCGGCCCGCTTCTTTCCGAGCGTGGCCGACACCGCGCCAGTGTCCTGATCTGCGGAGGCGTGCACACCGCCACGCCCAGCGCCAAGAATCAGGGTCGAGTTCCTGGTTTCTCCACTCTCAACACCGAGAATGGCTTCCGACATGTGGCCATCGCGCTTTGAGGTGAGTGAGACCATCGCGGTCTTCTCGGCGGCGAAGATGGTGACGCCTTCTTTCGGATCTTCGTCTGACTTCAATGATACCGATGAGGAGAACCCGTTCGTTGCGATCTTCACCCGCGGTTCCTTGTCCTCGTTGAAGAAGACCAAGCTCGTCGCTCCTTTGGTGTCGGTCCGTAGCAACGAGCGAATCCTTCCGGAGGCGTCAGTTGTCGCAAACGCGGGCTCTCCGTCCAGGACGACCAGCCCTGCGTTCGATCCGCCATTCGGGTCCCGAACGATGACCTTGGGCGTGTCCTTGTCGTCCATCGTCAGGAGCAACCCCATCCTTCCGCTCTTGTCCGCAAACCCCACCGCGGCAGTACCATCGTCCATCACCTGCATCACGATTCGCTGCCGGCCCTTCGCATCAACCAACTCGAGCCGCTGCACGCGGATGGTGTCGTTTGTGAGAGGGGCAGACCCACCGAAGAGAACCAACGCCACCACCGGCCAGATCGATTTCATGCACTGACCCTCGCGCGGCCGAGCTCGGCCCGCAACGCAACGTGCGTTCAGGAAGGCGTGCGGACGTCGGCACGGTCCGACGTCCCAGCAGCGGCTGACCCTGCCGTGCATGACGGTCCCCACGGAAGGCAGCCGCTCCCACTACGCAGGCAACGGCGTCACCACCGCCTTCTCGACGGGCTTCTACTTCCTCGCCGCGAGTGACCTGCGCGTCACCATCATCCCGGTGGGCCTCGCGCCCATCATCCAGACGTTGGGCGTCCACTACACGGTGACGGTGCCCGCGCCGGGCAGCGGTGCCGCGGGGACCGTCACCATGCTGACGCCCCCGGCCTCCGGCGCCGACGTCTTCATCGAGCGCACCGTGCCCTTCGTCCAGGACACGTCGTTCCGCACGCAGGGCTCCTTCAGCCCGGCGGTGCACGAAGATGCGATGGACCGGCTCGAGTTCCAGCTGCAGCAGCTCGACCGCCGCACGACGGACCTCGAGAGCGGCTTCGATCCCGGCGCCTTCTTCGCCGGCAACGGGCTGTCGATGGCGGGCGTCACCCTCAACGTCGGCGCCGGTGACGGCATCCTCTCGCTCGCCGACTCGGTGGCCGTCGACTTCGCCACGGGCGTCGTACCCGTGCGCGCCGACGGTGGCGCCGTGGGCACGGGCACCAAGGCCGCGCGCGACGATCACCGCCACGACGTGCAGACCGGCAACCCTGCGGCGCTCCATGTGGGCGACACCACCTCGGCCGGCGCCGCGACTTCACTCGCGCTGTCGGACCACCAGCACGCGGTGCCCACGGGTGTGCCGGCGAGCATCAGCGCCAACGCCAGCAACGAGGGCGTCAGCACCGCCTTCCCGCGCCTCGACCACACCCACGAGGTGATGACGGCCGCCGGCGCGCTCGAATGCACGGATGCGACTGGCGTCGGAGGCGTCAGCGAGAAGCTGAGCCGCGGCGACCACCAGCACCCGCATGGCGACCGCGGTGGCGGCACGCTGCACGCGCTCGCGACGACGACGACGCACGGCTTCATGCACTACGCCGACAAGGAGATGTTGGCGCGGCGGACTGAATTCAAGGGCACCACCACCAACGCGACGCCGCAGACTCTCGCGGTGTGGACGCCGACCAACGGCGACAGCGAGACGGCGCTGGTGACGGTGACGGCGCGCGACAAGGCGACGGCGAACGCGGCCAGCTACGGTAAGACCGTGCTCGTCTCGCGCCTCGCAGGTACCACCTCGATTCGCGGGGTGGTGCGCGACAGGTGGGCCGACATTGAAGACGTCGCTGGTTGGGACTGCGTCATCTCGACGGCCAGCCCCCAGGTCATCGTCACGGTGACTGGTGCTGCGGGCACCAACATCGACTGGGTCATCCTCGTCGAGCGCCACAAGACGCCCTGACGTCGGGCCGACGTCCCAGCATCGGCCGAGCCTGCTGGGCATGCGACACCTCATCTGCGCCGCCCTCATCGCAGTGCTGCCCAACGTGGCCTTCGCTCGAGGCCTCGCGCTCGACCTCACCCGGCGCACCGAGTTCACCGACTGCGCGTCGGGAGGCAGCTCGGCGCAGGCGCTGGTGCGCGACACCGACTACCTGCTTCGCGTCACCGATGCCGACGTGTGGCTCTGCTTGACCGCATCGGGGAGCACGTGCGCCACCGGGGGCGAGCGCTTCCCGGTGGGCACCGTGCTTCATCTGAGCATCACGGGAGACCAAGTCTCAGCGAGTTGTAGGAGCTCGACGTCGACGGGAGACGCCACCTTCACGCGGGTGCAGTGATGCTGCTCGCGCTCCTTCTCGCGCAGCTCGCACCGGCGAACCCGGCCGGGCCCATCGTCACCAACCCGGCGACGATGCGGCGGCTCGCCTTCTTCGAGGCCTTCCCCGCCAACGGCGCCGGCACCAACGGCGCGTGCTCGACGACGCCACCGACCGACGTGCGCGGCGGGGCCCTCATCTTCGCGCGCGCCAGCGTCGGCACCTGCACGAAGGGGACGGACGGGCTTCGCTCGAGCGCCATCGCCGACGGTGACCTCGTGTCGCTCAGCAACGACGTGCCGCGAGTGGAGCTCGACAGCGCCGGCGTCCCGAGCCTCCTCGCCGAGGGCAGCGACTCGCAGGTAGCCGTGCAGACGGCCAACGTGTGCAACGCGGCGTGGAGCGACGTCGGCACGCCCTCATGCACCGCCAACGCTGCGACCGGGCCGTGGGGCACTACCACCATGGCGCGCCTCACCGACGACGCGGCCGGTGCCTTCGAGGGGCGCTCGCAGGCCATTGTCACCACGTCGGCCACGAAGTTCACCACCTTCTGCTACGTGAAGGCCGGCACCCTCGCGGCCGCCAGCATCACCCTCGTCGGCGCGGGCTCCAGCACCGGCGACTGCACGGGCACGGTGACGGGGCTCAGCACCAGCACCAGCAGCATCGTCGAGTGCACCAGCTCGGCGGCGTACGCGGGCACCCTCACCGGCGTCACGGTGACGATTCGCGCGGGCACCGTCGTGGGCGACACGGGCACTGTCTTCGTCGAGTCGTGCGACGTGAAGCCTGCGAGCCGCGGCTACCGGACGAGCCACATGCCGGCGGTCGCGAGCGGCACCACGCGCGCGAGCGAGGTGGGGGCGCGGTTCGCGCTCTCGGGCGTGTCGACCACCTTCTCGATGGCCGCCACCGCGCAGACCTCCTACGCGCAGACGACGACGGGCCCGCAGTGGCTCTCGCTCGAGACGAGCTACGGCGAGGCATCGCCCAAGGCGCTCGGCTACAGCAACGCCGGGTTCGCCAACACCTTCATCAACGGCGGCGGGCTCTTCAGCACCGGCGTCGGGTGGATCGCGGGGCGACACCGCTTCTCGATGGACTCGAGCCGCGCCGCCCGCTTCGACGCGACGACGACAACGACGACGGCCGCGCTGCTGAGCGCTCCTCCCACCGTCGTGGTGCTGGGCGGCAACGGGGCGGCGGGGCTCCCGTGCGACTGCCTCATCAATCAGGTGCAGGTCGATCCTTCAGAAGCGAGGGCACGGTGACTCCAAAGCTGCGCAGCATGATCTTCATCGTCGGCACGCTCGTCCTCGCTGGCGGCGTGGGCCTCAAGCTCTCGACGCCCGTGCCCGGCACGCGCACGATGGCTGAACTCCGCGACGCGGGCATCACGGACGGGCAGCGTTTCGTGCTGACGTGTCCCGAGCGCCTGACGCCACAGACGAAGCGACGCATCAACAACGGCCAGCCCGGCCTGTTGCGCCCGAAGCAGACGTACGGGCGCGTGGCTCGCACGGCGGTCTGCTTCAACCCCGACGGCGGCAACTGCTTCCGCCCGAGCGACGGCCTGCTGCGCATTACCGACGGCGAGGGTGAGGTCATCGTGCCGAGCCTGCGCCGCGACCTCGTGGGCGTGGACCTCGATGCTGGCGACGACAGCGACGGTGGCGAGGACGGCGTTGACGACTCGCTCCAGTACCGCCTCGACGACTGCACCGTGACGACGTGCCCCAACTACGACGCGGGCGACGGCACCAACTTCTGCGGTCGCCTCAACCGGCTGCAGCTCGTCACCTCGCCCTGCATGCTGCCGCTCTGCCTCACCAGCGACGGCGGGTGGGACGACGAGCTCGGCGAGCCCGGCCACGAGCCCGCGGCGGACTGCCGCTTCACCGGCTTCCTCGGCACGCCCGACGGCGGCCCTCGGTGGCGCGGGTGTAACGCGGGGCCCGCGTCGATGGCGGTGGGCAGCGCGTGCGTGCCGGTCGAGTGCGGCACGCTGGGTGGTGAGGACGTCGCGGAGGAGTGGCGCCAGTGAGCGAGGTCGCCGACAAGCCCGCAACCGCGTCCACCGTCCACGGTGAGGTGCTGGCCTTCGGGCGGCGCATCCTCGGCGGGCAGGCGCTCGCGACGCTGCTGCTGATGGGGCTGGCGATCGGCGGCTACCGCGCGCTCGCGCAAGAGGCCCGTGACGGTGGCGCGTCGGCGGTGGCGCCGGTGGCGACGGAGCTCGAGCGCGTGAAGGCGGCCGCGCAGGAGCAGGCGAAGGACATCGCCGAGCTGAAGCGCCGCATCGAGCGCACCGAGGTCGTCAGCGTCGAGACCAACGCCAACGTCCGCCTCCTCCTGCAGGACCGTGGCATCCGCCCGGTGACGACCCTCGAAACGCGCGACGGTGGCCGATGACTCCCTTCCCCTTGGGCTTCGATCCGCCGGGCGCGCGCCGCTACCGTTCGACGCTGCAGACCCGCTCGGCCGAGCTGCTGATCGACGTGCTGGCTGAGCACCAGTTCCGAGGGGCGAGCCGCTACCGCCCGCGCGACGTCGACGGCAACGGCACCACGGAAACTTTTTGCAACGTGCACGCGGCCGACGTCGCCGAGGCGATGGGCGTCACGCTGCCCCGGGGCAAGCGCGCCAACGAGCTCGCGCTGTGGCTCGCGTCGGGCGGCACTGAGCACGGCTGGGAGCAGGTCGACGAGCACACCGCGCGCGCCATGGCGGACGAGGGGATGCTGGTGGTGGCGAGTTGGTTCAACCCGCACGGTCCCACGGGGCACATCTGCCCGCTCGAGCCCTCGCTGGGCGAGCCCGGCATCTGGGTCAGCAACGTCGGCCGCACCAACTTTCTGCGCGGCACGCTCGCTCAGGCTTTCGGCGGTCTCGCCGTCGACTTCTTCGCTCACCCGTAGATCAAGGAATCACCCCATGCGCATCCGCTTTTCGCTGGTCCTCCTCGCCGCCCTGTCGCTCCCCGCCGTCGCCCACGCCGCCCCCGTGTCGGAGAGGGCCTCGCTCGAGCGCCCGCTCCCCACGTCCACCGAGGTCGGCATCCCCGACGTCGTGCTGCTCGCGGGTGAGGCCATCCCCCCGGCGCCCACCGCGGGCCAGTCCTTCCTCGCCAGCCTGGGCCCGTCGCTGCTCGACCTGCTCAGCGCGGCGGCCATCGCCGGCATCGGCCTCCTCGCCGCCTTCCTGCGCGCGAAGTCCGCCGAGTCGAAGGTGGCGAAGGTGTCGCTCGTCGTCACCGAGGCAGCCCGCGCGGCGGTGCTGGAGCTCGACGCGAGCATCAAGCCCAAGCTGAAGGCGTACCTCGCCGACGGCGTGCTGAGCGACGAGGAGAAGGCCGAGCTGAAGAAGATGGCGCTCGACCTGCTCAAGACGAAGCTGCCGGGCGGGCTGCTCTCCACCGCGGGCAGCGTCTTCGGCGCCTTCACCGACACCTACCTCGCCGGGAAGATCGAACAGGCCGTCGCCGAGAAGAACTCGGTGCAGGCGGCGGCGGTCCCTCCCTCGCCCTGAGCGACGCTCCCGTTCGGGAGGCAGTTGCGGCAGGGCTCGAGCGTGTAGCGGACCTGGCCCCCGGCGCCGGCTACGTCGAGACGACGGCTGGGCTACGGGGGCTGGGCAAGGACTTCGCGGGCTACGTGCGCGGCGAGCTGGGCGCGCGGCTGAGCCTCAACGCCAACGTCTTTGCCTTCGGAGAGGCCACCTTCGCGCCGGCTGCGGCTCCGGGGTGGCAGGCTGGTGTTGGCGCGCGTCTGACGTGGTAGGCTGAAGCCTCGCGCCGGTGGCGCCGGCAAAGGGCTGCACCGCTGCCCCGCGTGCTCACTCAGGCGCGGGGCTTTCTCGTTTCCGCGGGCACTACGGCAGGCTCGAGCGGACCGATGCGCGAGCCGCAGACGTGGCAGCGGCGCGTGAGGGTGGCTGTCACGGTGTGACCACCCGGAGTTTGCGGCGATGCGCCCAGCACTCGCACTCAGGGGCGCACTCGCGCGTCCCAGGAATCACCTTGTGGGCCGAGCGCGGATCGCCGGGTGGCGGATCGAGCGGGCTCACGTATGGCTCGTGTCGTGTCGCGTCGATGGCGGCGCGCGCGATTTTGTCGAGTCTCGGGTTCTGCTCTGCCACCTGTGCCGCCATCGCCTCGCCTGACGGCGTGAGCGACAGCATGCCGTCGACTTCGCGCACGAGCCCGCTCGCCTTCGCGTTCTCGATCCACTCATCGACGGCACGGAGTTTCCGCGTGATCAGCGAGCTTCCGCGCTCGGCCGACAGAAACAGCGGCGGAGCGACGTAGCACTTCGTGGCAGATCTCGATGACTGTCCGAGGGCTACGCAGGAGTCGATGTGCGCGCAGTCGGCGCACGTCTTTCCGTTGGGCAGTTCGGCGGGCGTCACGGTGTGCTCCCTTCGCGGATGAGCACGGGCGTGCGCATCACCCTACAGCCACCCTCAAGCCATGCGTCGAGCGCGACGAGCACCTGCGCCCAGACGTGCGCCGGAATCCCCTCGGGGCACATACGCTTTGATGACACGCGCCACGCACGCCACTTCTTCGGAACGAAGCTGCACGGCCGCCGCACCACGATGCGCGTGTCGGCCGCGTGCGCGTAGCAACGAAAGGGCTCCTGCAGGCCCTTGGCGGGCATCAGGTCAGCGAAGGCCCTCCAGCCAGGCCCCGTCAGCTTGGCCTTCCCGGCTGCTGCCGGCTGCTGCCCACGCCAGATGTCCACCTGCGTCCAGCCCAGCGCGGCGTCGGCGGGCGTCACGGCGTCACCTCGAGGTCCTGGCCTCGCCGCCGCGCCTGCTCTGCCAGACGCCGGCACAGCCCGCACCGCACGGCATCGCCCTCGGGCATCCACGCCGCGAGCCGAACCACTCCGCAGGCGCTCAGGCGCGCGTAGGCGAAGCCGCGCTCGCGCTGCAGGCGCGCGACGAGGTGCGCACGGCCCGTGGTGCCCGCCTGCCGCCAGTCGTGTCGGAGGCTCACGGCGTCACCCTCCGAAAGTCGACGACCCACACCCACGGATTCGCCGCCCACGAGTCGGGCCCGTTGATGCTCTCCCAGAGCGAGCGGAAGAACCTGCGATGCTTCGTCGCCTCAGCGTGTGCCGTGTCGGAGGCTGACGGGTATCCAACTTCGCGAGGGTCCTCGCGGTCGTCAGGGTCGCAGGGCGTGAAGTCGCGGTCGGCCCCCTCCGCCTTCGCGTCCTCCTCGCTGATGTCGTTGAGTCGCTCCACGCGCACGCCCGTCACCTCCAGCGTGATGCGGCTGGCCCAGCGCGGCATGTGGATTGAGGGGCGCCAGCGAATGCCGTCGTCAGGGTCGTCGGCCCAGAGCTGCTCGGCCAGCGGCATCTCGCCATCGGCGCGGTACCACACGGCCACCATCTCGCCGTCCTCCGGTCGGCACACGATGCGATCACGGTGCTCGCGCGCCGTCGCTTCGTCCGTCGTTGGCTGAAGAAGCGCGTGCGTCTCGCGCACCCACAGCCGGTCGCCGGGCGTGCCGAAGGGGCACCGCACCCACTCGACATGCGCGGTCGCACCCTGATGCACCTCGCCGCTCTCCCACTCGCCGCGCGCCGCGTCGAACGCCCACACGTCGGCGCTGTCGAGGTGCGAGCCCTTCACCACGCGCCTGGTCTGCGTCTTCCGCCCGTCGAGGATGGCGCGCACCATCGCGCCGCTGAAGAGAATCGGTCGCTCAGTCATGGCGTCACCTCGCACTCATCGCAGCCTTCAACGTTGCACCTGTCCTCGGGCTCCTCGCTCGTGCGCCAGTGCGCGCGCTCGCCATCAGCACTGACGTGGCCGGGGAAGCCGCACGTGAGGCAGCGCCCGCCGTCGCCGTCCCAGTACAACTCATCGGCGTCGGCGTAGATGGCGACGTCGCCGCAGTGGTCGCACTCCAGATGCTCAGGCCACCTAGCGGGCGTGACGCGCAGCTCGGCGGCGGGGCGGGAAGCGTGTTCGGGGTAGAGCGCGGTCACGACTTGCCTCCCACGAGCGCGTCGATGTCGATGGCGTTGGGGGTCCTGCCCTTGGCGATTTGAGCAAGCACCACCTCCCGCACCCGCTCCGCAATCGCACGGTCCCGCGCGGCCAGCCAGTC